ATCCATTTGTTCCATAACTTCCTGTATATTTTTTAGGATTCCATTGACCTGTTACTGCGTCTGTCTCTCCAAAATATGATGGGTCAAGTTGTAATCCATCAATAAAATTAAATTCTGCTATATAACCATCTAACTTACTTGTATCATTAACTGTTCTGCCAATATAATGAACTGCTGTTGTATTTATATCAAGCTCTTTACTAGAACTAGGATATGTACTTGTATCAAAAGCTGTTTGTTGTGTTCCGTTAACATATATTTTTATACGATTTGATGATGTACCCTGAGTTGTATCAATCGCCAACACAATATGATACCAAGCAGAAACATCTCGAAATCGTGCGGTTGTTGTTAAATTTACAGCTTCAGAACCTCCATCTCTATGATTTATCTCTAATTTATCATCCGTATCAAGAGTAAAATAAGTTCTATTACTAACGTCAGCACCAGCCTCAAATATTCTTTGAAATTCGTCTAAATTTGATGCTCTTTTTACCCAAACTGATAATGTAAAAGTAGTCCTATTACTAGCACCACTAGGAGTTCTGTTTAAATAGGCACTATCATCATCATTAAATCTCAAACTACGTTCTACTATAAAATCTTCAGCAGCCCCAGAAGCCCCGACCCTTATTGCATCATAAAAACCCATTACTTAACATCCAATGAAACTGCACAATGGATTACATTACTGGATTTAATAATGTAATCTATCCTGTCCGTTAATCCTGCTCCTGTTGTTAGTGTTGGTGCTGTTCCTCCTACAAATTTAAATGCTGCATTGAATGCTGCAGTTCTAGATCCTGATCCATCCTGTGTAATAAATATTGAACCTGCCTGACCTACGACTTGGTTTGAAGGTGCTGCGAATGTTCTGTTCCCTGCAAGCGTTACTGAATGATGACAGGCTGTTGCCATGTCTATTGTTATTGTTGAACCATCAGAAAGGGCTGTGATATTAGCTGCGGCTCCTCCTGTAAGTGAAACACCACCGCTTGCCAGTTGTAATTTAGTAGATCCACCTAATTGTAATTTTAAATCTCCTGTTCCAGCATCATTAATAATCGAATCACTTGCATCATGATATATTTCTAAATCCGCACCTGTACCAAAAGTTGCTTTAGCGTTATCAGCAAACTCAAGTGCATTATCTGACCTATCAAAGACAACATCACGACCAGCAGTAGCCCCATCAAAAGTTACATCTTCTTGAAATATATTTGTTGAAGTAAAAGTATTAGCTGCCGACAATCCAGCATGACCAAAGTTTGTTAGGCTTACATCACCTAACGTAATCGCTGCGTCATTAGCTGCGTTTTGTATTTTTAAAGTATTACCATCAACAAAATAAGAATAAGCACCAACACCGATAGAAGGTGTGCCAGAACCTTGATTTAAAGTACTAAGAGCAGCAATTATTTGATTTAATTTTGTACGAACAACAAGACCAGTACCATTATCAACTGTAAAGCCAGATCCCCCAGTATTATCAACTCTTGCCATTAGCTTTTACTTTTTTTTTAAGTATATCCTAAATTTTACCCTTTACCAAAACCAATAGCAGTAAAGTTAAAGTTTCTATCAACAGAACTTCCAGAACTATTTTTGAAGTGAACAGTAAAACCTGTTGAAGCAATACTTGTTAATTCAAAGAAGTCACCAGAAGCCATATTAAATGCAGTAATTCCTATTGCTGGTGGGTTAGAGTTTGCCCCTAGTAATGCACTTGTGCCTGTGAAGAATGGGCTGTTAAAAGTAACTGCCTTCGCCCCTGCCCCTGACGCAATAGTTGTTGTACTTTGTTCAACCCTTCTTTGAAATTCTGCAACATATCCTAACTGACTAACTCTTATATCTTGGTTTGTATCTTGTGTAGTCAATACGCACTTAAATTTAAATGTTCTTGCCTTAAATGTGCCATTGGCAAACTTTTGAAAACCTGAATAACTACTGGCATCTTGAGAAGTTTGAACAAATACTTCTGCGTTTGTATCAACGCTAGAAGTTCCATCAAAATCTTGTCTTGCGTCAATATCAGCAACAGAATCTATTAAATCAGCAGAATAAACAGAATCAGTTAAAATATGTTTTTTTAAATCAAGACTGTAAACAGCACCTAAATCTAAAGTCTCATTAAATAAATATGTTCCAGTTGTAGATACTCCACCAATATCATCAATAGAGGTTTCAGAATCTATATCTGTACTGCTGTCAAAATTACCTGTACCAGCCAAACTTATCGAAGCCGTACCAGAATCAAATCCAACATTAGTTTTTGCTCCTTGAAATTTTGGATCATCTTGATCTTCTCTTCTTGTTTGTACAAGCAGTTTTGGTTGTGCATCTGGTAAATCTATTACAAGTGATGTTTCTCCTGTGCTGAATCTATCGCCATCGTCCTGTGCTTTAAGGATATATTCTCCTTCTAATAAGGGAACAACTTTTTCTGTAGAAGCACCACTTAATGCAAAAACAAGGTCTGTTGCATCTGAAAATGTACCAGTACCATCTGTTTTTGGAGAATGCCTAACATGGATTCTTCCCCCTGCTCTTACATCCTGATCTGCTACAGCATCCCATCTAAGTCTTATTTCTTTATCTGATATAGGTTCATAAGTAAGGTTTGTAATATCAGAAGGTGGGGCTGTTTTACCAACAGCATTAAATGTAAGTGTTGCTGGTTGTCTTGATGGTTGTCCTAAACCATTAAAACTAAATACTCTTATTTCGTATATTCCAGCATCACTGTTAAATATTTCAGCATCACTTGATAATGTTTCTATTTTTTTAAAATCACCATTAGCAAATCTGTATTGAACTTCATATTTACTCGCACCTGACTGTGTTTGCCAATCAAGGATTAATTTACTAATAGCTTTGTTGTTTATAGTTACAATTTTTTCACTAACTTGTAAACCTTCTACTGCATTTAAAACTGTTGTAAGAGTATTAATTGTTCTTGTTGGCATAGTTGTGCCATCTTCAACAAAGGCATATTTACCGGAGTCATGTGATAAAGCTGTAATTGCAAAAGTTTTATCTTCATTTTCTTTAACGCTGATAACCCTCCATGTTGACGATGTTAAATTAGAAGTTTCTAAAATAAATGGTGCGTGTTCATTTGGGGCTGTGCTAAATGCAGAAGAAACAGTAATTGTTGTACCAGAAATCCCACTTATTGTTTTTTCTTCTAATGACCCATCAGGTAAAATTATTGAAATTGTTGGGCTGTCCCCAAGGCTAGGAATATCTGTGCTATCAGAATCATCTAAAACAACAACTGTTGTACTGGTAACACTTTTAAGCAATCCTCCTCGCCTTACACCAGCCTTAAGCCTGTCAGATATTTCTATTACATCACCGCAACGTACTAATACACCAGCAGCCGCAGTTGTTGAAAAAGAACAAGTTTCACCAGAATTTTGTTCATTATATAAAAACCATCTTCCTAATCTCCTCGCCTGATTACGGCTTGTTGTAGCAAAAGCTTTTATATTTTTTGTGACAATTCCATATTTTGTCTGAGTAGCAGAATCAGCTTCAACAGTTTCAACATCTACTTCTTGGGTAACCATATCAAAGTAACTAACATTTATTACTGTGTGTCTTGTTTTTAGACTTGACCCAGCATATAAAAATCCAGCTTCAGTGACGTTTGCATTTGTAAAAATATAACTTGCTGTTTTTGGTGAATCTTGAGATATGGCAATACCACCAGCAGAATAAAAAGGCATTACTCTCATCACAGAACAAAGTGAATTAATTAATGAATATGCCTCTCGTTGCTGCGTGATGTTTACATTGCAGCTAAATCTTGGCTCAGTAGAGCCGTCACCATTACCAGCATCAACTGAGGCTCCACAGTATTCACTTACTGTTTTAAAGCTAAATTTATCTAGATTTGCTTCTGCAATTCCACAGCCCGCCCTTGTGTCTATTAACAAGTCATATAAAATCCAAGCTGGGTCTGTTGTCCATTCTTTATCTGTCTTAAAAGTTCCGTTAAAAGTATCAGCATAAGAAATCGCACCTGTCTGTAAATCTACTGTTGCATTATGAGGGATTTTTACCTTACGACCTCTTATCCTATAAACTCTCT